CTCAGATAATGAGAATAAGGATGAAGCTGAGGATAGCTCTAAAAGCGATGATAAGCAGCTTTACACGAAAGGAATAAAAGCCCCTATCTATGAGCCTAAGGGAGAAATGCCATCCATTAAAGAGCTTATAAGTAGTGATAAAACTAACTCACTGATTCAAGATATAAAAAAAAGCGAATTAAATTCAGAGCTAAAAAACTTCTTAATTGAAGCAGCAAAAAGGCATACTGTTTTCGATTATGGGAAAATAGCAGAGTATTATGCACATCAACCAGCTGAGGTGAAAGAGTTTTTTGAAAAATCAGCTCTCGTGATTATTGATTTCGATAAAGCTATCGAATCAGGATTTGTTAAACTCTCAGAAGAAATAATGGAGACCTTCGCGAATGAAGAAAGATGATTTCGCTGTCTTTATTCTGACCAACGGTAGACCTGAGAACGTAATCACTTATAAAACATTAATAGCGAGTGGATACACAGGGAAGACCTATATAATTATCGACGATCTAGATAAAACAAGAGATAAATATTTAGAAATATATAAAGAAAAAGTTATTATCTTTAATAAAAAAGAAATAGCAAAGACCTTTGATCAAGGAGATAATTTCGAAGACATGAGGGCAATAATTTACGCAAGAAATGCCTCATTTGAGATTGCGAAGAAACTTTCTCTAAAGGGCTTTATCCAGCTAGATGATGATTACACAGACTTTAGTTATCGCTTTGACGGAGAGATGAATTGTAAATATAAAGCAATTAAAAACTTAGATAATCTCTTCTTAAATATATTTAGATATCAAGTCTCTACTAAGATAAAAACGATAGCTTTATCGCAAGGCGGAGATTGGATCGGAGGAGCACAGAATCAGGACTGGAAAGGGAAAATATCTACAAAACGCAAAGCGATGAATAGTTTCTTTTGTCTCACAGATAACCCGATTCAATTCGTTGGAAGAATCAACGAAGATGTAAATACATATACACTACAAGGATCTAGAGGAGATATATTTTTGACATTAAATCAGCTCTCATTACGTCAAAAACAAACGCAGACAAATCAAGGCGGAATGACTGAGCTTTACTTAGACTCTGGTACTTATCTAAAAAGCTTTTACTCAGTAATTTACGCCCCTTATTGCGTAACTGTAAGAATGATGGGAAGTCATACAAGGAGGCTACATCATCATATAAATTGGAATAATTGCACGCCTAAAATACTTCGAGAAAATATTAAAACAGGGGTAAAATAATTATGGCTCCTAAATTTACTGCAAATAAAAGTCCTCGCAAATATAATTTAGTCAAACCTAAAGCACTAAAAACTCTCATGAGGTTAAATCCAACACTTGAAGACACAGCAGCTTTTTTTGAAGTATCTCAGAGACAAATCGAGCGTATTATTCGGAAAGAGTGGGACCTCACTTTTGTCGACTTTAGAAGGCAAAATATGGTTCATACTCGACTTGATCTGATAAGAAATGCTTTAGCAATGGCTAAAAAAGGCAACCCCGCTCTAATGATCTTTTGTTTAAAGAACATGTGCGGTTGGCATGACAAGCATGAGATAAATGCAACGACCACGATTAACTCAATTAAAATAGAAACACAAGACGTAGGTCTGTGATAGATAAACCGTTTAAGAAAACTCTAGCGCAAATTGAAGCCACAAAGATACTCGCTGGCCCTTCTAGACACGTTGCTTTGTCTGGTGGGAGTAGATCTGGTAAATCTTTTTTATTGATGTACGCTCTTATCATTCGAGCTTGTAAAGAGCCGTCTCGTCATTGTGTGTTTCGGCAAAACTTTAATCATGTTAAACGCTCTATTGTTTTAGAGACATTCCCTAAAGTTAAATCACTTTGTTTTCCGGATCTTAAAGTTACAATGAATAAAACCGATTATATTGCATCCTTTCCAAATGGGTCACAGATATTCTTTGCCGGACTAGACACAGGTGAAAGAGTTGAGAAAGTACTCGGATCAGAGTTCTCAACTATATGGCTTAACGAAGTCTCGCAGATACCTTACTCAAGTATGCAAATCGTACTCACTCGACTTGCTGAAAAAAATAACTTAACCAAAAAAGTATATTACGATTTAAATCCTGGCACTAAAGCCAGTTGGCCGTATTTCTTATTTATAAAAAAACTAGACCCAATTGATAACGTGCCCTTAGTTAACCCAGACGATTACGCTTATTTTCAAATGAATCCTCAATCTAATATCGAGAACATTGACGATGATTATTTAAAGATGCTTCAAGCAATGCCAGAAAAAGAGCGTACTAGATTCTTATTGGGGGAGTTTAACGACGAATCTCAAGGACAAGTTTATTATGCTTTTAGAAGAGATCAACACGTGAGAAGTGTAGTTCAAACTCCAGGCACTTTATTTGTAGCCTGTGACTTTAACGTCAACCCTCTTTGTTCAGTTGTGGGTAACTATGTGGATAACTCTTTTAATATTTTCGACGAAATATATTTGGAAAACTCTGATACTTATAAACTCTCAGACGAGTTAAGACGGCGCGGGTATTCTGGAGCCAAGCTTATCCCTGACTCCACAGGGAAGAACAGAAAGACTTCAGGTAAGTCTGACTTTGATATCTTAAGGGAGTGCGGATTTGATATCTTGCCGACCTTTAACCCGTTCGTTAGGGATCGGGTTAACAATTGCAATAGAATCTTTACGGCAAATAAGATCTCTATAGATCCAAGATGCAAAAAGCTTATAAACGATTTAGAGCGAGTTGTATGGAAAGACAATGCTCTTGATCAGACCGGTGAGAATAAGATGCTTACTCATATAAGCGATGCTTTGGGCTATATGCTCTGGAAATTAGATAGCATTGCAATACCTAAGGGGCCTAGTTCGGGAATGCTTGCAAGATAGTTTAAAAACATTTAGCATGATTTTTATGGGGGTGATGTAATGGCTTTTGAAAATGAGATTCTAGACGTTGGCTTTAGAAAGAATATTTGTGATGAGATCCGAGGACGCGAGAATATATCACGCAAGAATAATAGCTTTAGATCTCTCGAAGTGTATCAAGAGAGGCAAGATCAATATATCATTGAGAAGCTAAGAGAAGAGTTCTCGCCTAAGACGGTGAAAGAGATGCGCAAAGTGACTTCCATAAACTTAGCCCCTCGCATGATCAATGAGCTGGCCTCCATTTATAAGACTCCCCCAAAGAGAGAATTTAAGAACGTAAACAATAAAGAATTAGCTCAAATAAACGCGCTTTATGATGAAGCTCAAGTGGATCGAAAGCTAAAGAAAGCTAATAGGCTTTTAAAGCTCCACAACCAGTGCGGCATTCAACTTATTCCACGGAAGGGCATAATAGATATCCGTGTGATGTCTCCTCACCAATACGACGTTGTGGCTGATCCTATGGACCCCGAGTGTGCTGAGATTCTTGTCTACTCCACTATGAACAAGACTGAGATGTTTCAGCAAGCTGATACTGGTAAATATACAGACGGCAAATACACTCCATCGCATGACTTTAGAAATGAAACTATTGCAGACAGCGATGACTCAAACGATATGGACGCTGCAAAACAACGCATGGTCTGGTGGTCTAAAGATTGGAACTTTGTAACTGATGGGCGCGGTATTCTCATTGGTGAAATGGTTCCAAACCCAGTTGGTAAGCTCTTATTTATTGACGTTTCAATTGATAAAGACGGTGAGTTCTTTGTTCGCGGTGGCAATAACACGATCAATTTCTCTCTAGACTTTGGTAAAATCTTATCTGACACTGCTAACATCAACCGACTTCAGAGCTATGCTCAGGCGCTTGTATATGCTAAACAACAGCCGCAAGATATGGTGGTCGGTCCTAACCACATCCTCTTTATGCAGCTTGATGAGAACAGCGACGTGCAACCTAAGTTTGAGTTTGCTAATCCTGGCTCTGACTTAAGTGCAAGTCTTGAGATGCTTCAAACTTTACTTAATTTATATCTCACATCGAAGGGCATGGACACGTCCTCAATCAGCTCAGCTGGATCATCTAAAACATTCGCTTCAGGGTTTGAGCGCTTACTCTCCATGATGGATAAATTCGAAGCCACTAAAGATGACTTTGATATTTTTCATTGCGTAGAGGATGAGCTCTTTGAGTTACTCGTGGCCACTTCAAACGTATATCAGCAGTTTGATTTCTTAGAGCCTGAACTAAAAGGCGGGTTGATTAATTCTCAAGCTGATTTAGATGTGCAATTCTATAAGCCTTCAATGATTCAATCAAAAGCAGAGCAAGAAGCGTCTGTAATCCTTCAGCTAGAGAACGGCTTAATGTCAAAAGTTGAAGCTATTATGGAGCTAAGAGAAGTGGATGAGGATCGCGCAAAGGAGATTGTAGCAGAGATTGATATGGGGGGAGTTTATGGCCAAGCCAGAGTTCAAAGCGGAGACAGCAAAGCAGACAATCAACCTGAAGAAATGGCTGGGAGTGGACCTCTCGGATCGTGAGGATATAAAGCAAGCTGTGGGACAAGCTATCGTTGATTATATGGTGGCGAGAGTTAAAGGTGGCGAAGGTATTGGGGGAGTATCTTTAAGTGTCCCAAAATATAGCCCTGAATATATTAACAGCGATGCCTTTAAAGCATTTGGAAAGTCTGAATTTCCTATCAATATGACTCTCACTGGATCCATGCTTGAAGCGATGACAGTGATTGATTCAAACGATAACGATATCGTAATTGGTTGGGAAGATACAACAGAGAACGCAAAAGCTTACAACCACAACATAGGTGATACGGTTCCAAAGAGGCCTTTCTTTGGAGTGTCAAACTCAGAGTTAGATAAAATCAAATCAGAGCTAAAAGGTGAAGTCAGAGCAATATTAAAAGAAGGAATAAAAAAGCAAGAGGCTAATGATATTATTCTCGGAAAGATTGCCTCATTTATTAAGGATGTTTTGTGAGCATAGAACTTAAAATCAAAACATTAAATGATCTTAAGATATCTATTAAAAGCATTTTTGCAAAAACAACTAATACTTTGCCCGTGTATGGTGACATAGCCGAAACTACTATCCGCTTAATTAAAGGATTTACTCGACTTGGAAAGCATTCTGTAGATGGCGAAAGCTATAAATCTTTACCTGAACTAGCCGACAGTACTAAAAAGCAAAGAAAACAAAAGGCTAAATATAACAAAACAGCTGAATTATTTAAGCCCGATAAATCAAACTTAACTTTCTCGGGACAACTTCTAGAGTCTTTAAAATTATTAAAGGTAAACATATTAGCTAGATCCGTTGATATTGGACCCGAAGGCACTCGTACTCCCTACAGAAATAAGAACGGGACTTTAGTCCAGAAAACTCCAACAAATGAAAAGCTTGCGCAATACGTCGCAAAACAAGGCCGGCCATTTTTAATGTTGGATAAGAAGGGCAAGACTCAACTTAAGAACGTGGTGTTAAAGCATTTGAAGAGACAATTAAAATCAAGATGATCTTGATTAAATAAAAAAGAGAGGTATCATGTCAGAAGAATCAGCCGCTCAGTCGAGCAAAGAATCTCCCCAGTCGGACGAGGTTGTAGTAAATAGATCAAACGAAGAATACGCAAGAAAATTAAAAGAGGTCTCTCTAGAGGCTAAAGGTTATCGTCAAAAGATGTCAGAAATGAAAGACCTTGTCGATAAAATGGAAAAAGAGAGATTGTCTAAGGAAGGACAAAAGGATGAACTTCTTAAACGTTACGAGAATGAGAATGCAGAGTTTAAGAACGCAATTCAGAAAAAAACTCTTATGTTTGCGAATCAGTTGATGAGCACAGCGATTAAGGCCGAAGCGGCGCAAGCTGGCTGTCTTAAAGTTGATGATTTAATCAAACTCACAGACCTAAGTCAGGTTGAGATTGATGACGATTTAAACGTAAGTTATAAAAGTGTGCAAAATATTATAGCAGAACATAAAAAGGAAAGACCTCATATGTTTAAGAAAGATGCCCCTCAGATAAAGGACGGCATACCGCAGAATAAACCAGAGAGTGGGCCAACAAAGAAACCCACACTCGACGAGCTGGCAATGACGCTGGCTTCAATGAAGAAATAAGGAGATTTAAAATGGCTTTACAAGGTGTTACCGAAACCGTTGCAACCGCTCAAGCAGTGATTGCTTCAATCGTTCAAGAAACTTTAAAACAAAAATCAATGTTGCTCCCTTTGGTGAGTGACTATTCTGGCTTCATTTCTGGACAAGGCGCTAAGTCTGTGGATATCCCCAGACGTGCTCAATTGTCTGCGGATGATAAGTCTGAAAACACAGCTCTCACAGCACAAACTATGCTGTTCGCTACAGACAGCATCCTTTTAACTAAACATAAAGCAATCCTTGCTAATGTTGAGAAAATTTCAGCACTTCAATCAGCGGTTGCTGTTGAAGCTGAGATCATTAAGGAGATGGCTGCTGAGCTTTCTTTACAAATTGATAGAGATCTTTATGCTCAAGCTCTTTTGACTTCTGCTTCAGCTCCTGATCATAGAATACAGTACGCTAATACTCCCACCAATACAGCCGGTAAAGCTGATGTTATCGCTCTTAGACAGCTTTTAAACATCGCTAACGTGCCTCAAGAAGATCGTTTCTTGATCATCAATCCTGTTGAAGAATCTTACCTATTGAGCATCTCTCAGTTCGTTGAGGCTCAAATGTATGGCAATTCAATGGCTTTGGTAAATGGTGAGCTTGGTCGTTTATTCGGATTCAGAGTTGTAATGACTAACGTTGCAACAGCAGGCGTTATGTTGGCGATGCACAAATCACACGTTGGTTTTGCGTCTCAATTACAACCTGAATACATGACTCAAGATGATCTTGATAACGTGTCTAAAAAACACTTAATTCATTTACTCTACGGGTCCAAGGTAATGGATTCTGGTAAACGTGGTGTGATCATTAACGCTGCTGGAACATGATAAGTGGTCCCAGGGAATATGTTTAATATCCCCCAGTTCGTGAGTGCAAGGAGTCCGCAAGGGCTCCTACGCTCTATGCTTGCCCAAAACATGAAAGACTCCACGCAATACAATTACTTCTCAATTGTGTGTGATCCTGACGGTAAGTGGGTGGCATGGTTTTATAAAAAGATTGAAGAAACTAAGTTATTGGCGGAGGCAGTCGATGCTCAACCTAAGAAATAACCTAGAAGACAGAGAGTTTGATAAGTTTGAGCTAAGCCCAGAGGGTGAAACACTTGTTAGGACAACCGCTAGAGGTTCGTTCGCCCCCAGTGGTTTAACTAAAGAAGGAAAGATCACAAGAGTCGAAATAAATGATTCATCTTGGACAGCAATACCTCTTGTCGCTCTTACAGACAGAAATGCACTGTCGATTCAGAATAGAACAGGATTTAGTTTTGCAATAAATTTTAATAGTTCAGCCGTATATGCAGACAGTTGGTTAGTCGAAGACGGGTTTGATTTGCATTGGGCAATTAAGGATAACATAATAGTTTATGCCAAGGGTGCCCCTGCATCAGGCGCAAACTCAATTTTAGTGATGGAGCTAGCCTAATGTCTAGTGTAGTAAGCAGCACCTCAAGTAAAAGCACAACCACAATAGCGAATCAGGATACGACTGTTACTGATTATAATTTAGTTAGTCTTACAGCTAATACAGAATATTCACAGGCGTTGCCAGCTAACTGCAAAGGATTTTGGATTAAGACAAAATTACCTTGCACGCTTAAAACTTCATTTGTTTTAAATGGAACACACGTTACGCCGATGACCGTTCCGCCGCTCTGTGTTTACAGAGAAGATCAGTTTTTTTCAAATAGTACAATTTACTTTCAAACTAGTATTGGAAGTGTAATAGTTGAATTGAGGGCTTTTAGTTAACAAAAAATAAATTATTCCAAGGAGGGATAAAAAATGAGTTTCGATAAATTCGCAATAGATTCAGCATACGATTCAATCGCGGTAACGCAAACGACTTCACCATGGGTCGTTGGCGACGGGGGTTCAAGTCTCACAATTGACGCAGTGAGTCTAGATATTAGAGCATTAACAAATGCTGATGTTGTAACAGTTGAACAAGGGACTAGCCCTTGGGTTGTGAGCGGTACAGTTGAGTTGGGTGCTACCACTCTGGCAGCTCTTGAAACCATTAACGCCGTTCAGTCTGGATCTTGGGAAGTTTCTCTCTCTTCTGCATCACTCGCAGCTTTAGAGACTATCGAGCTTGGTGCAACTACCTTAGCCGCTCTTGAAAACATCACTGTAGACGGCACCGTGGAGCTTGGATCGACTACTCTCGCCGCCTTGGAATCTATCACCGTGGTGGCCTCAGCATTGGATATCAGGTCACTTGCATTCGCAACCGATAAAGTGGATGTTTCCGGTTCATCTATTAGCACACTTGAGGGCGCTTATAGCGCTTGGCAAGCGCCTGCTGATCTTGCAGTCACTGACTCCGCTGGAGGCACTGAGATTGCTGCCACTCCTCTTACAGGTCGTGTGAGAATCGTTGTTCAAAACATCGGCGCAAAAGATTGCCGAATCGGTCCTGACAACACTTTGACCGCTACAAAAGGTCAATTGTTGAAACGTGGTAACTCTTATGAAATGATTTTAAATGACACAGCTAACATTTTTGCAATTGGTGTTGGCGGTGCTACAACTGTTTGTTTCGCAGAATACAAATTCTAATAAATAGAGGTATTTTTATTTATGTTTAGTAAAGAAGATTTGGATAACATGAGGGCTCTTAGACTGTTAATGTCTAAGGGCAAATTTGAAATGACTACTGACTTGATCATGAAGTCGGCGGTTCTTTTGCTTTGGTTTGATAAGGTTGAGAAAATAATTGAAGAGAATTTGAAACCTAAAGAGCCAATGAAGGTCATTAAATGAGTTTTTCGGACGATGATTCACTTACTAGGCTAGAAGGCGGCACAGATGGCGCTGTCATAGGTAACATCGGCGATGCTTTAAAAGTATCAATGTCGGCTGCCAACTATGATGCTTTTAGCAGACTGAGAGTTTCAACTCCTGAGAGTTTATTTGATTCGACTATGGAGTATGGCATTCCTGCGGATTTGTATGCAAGCTTAGGCACAACAGGCGGCACCATTACTCATGATAATAATAAAAAATGCGCGATTCTCACAGCTACAACATCAGCTGGCTCAAACGCTATTTTGCAGAGTAGGCATTATCTGAAGTATCAGCCTGGTAAGAGTTCTTTAGTGATAATCACTGGTAACTTTAAAGGTGCTGTAGCTTCAATTGAGAAATCATTCGGGCAATTTGATGCAGATAATGGATTTTACTTCAAGCTTTCGGGACTTACTCCTGTTGTTGGACTTAGATCTAGTATCAGCGGCTCCATTGTCAATACAGAGATTACTCAAAGTAACTGGTCCATTGATAAATTAGACGGCACTGGCACAAGTGGAGTTACACTAGATTTTACAAAGCAACAAATCATGTTTGTGTATTATCAGTGGCTAGGCGCTGGCACAATCTATTATGGATTTTCTGTCGGCGGCGCTCTTATAGTTTGTCATAAAATAAACAACGCAAATATATTGAGCACGCTCTATTCACAGACTGCAACCTTGCCTATCAGAGCTGAGATAAAAAACATCAGCTCTGCCTCATCGTCAACTATTGAATACACTTGTTGTACTGTCATAAGTGAAGGCGGTTGGACGCCTAAAGGTTCTGGCCGGTCTATCAATTATGGAACTACTGCGGGTAAAACTTTTGCTGCTGTAAACAACAGAAGACCTATTATTTCAATTCGAAAACAAGCTGCTTATTATAAGATGCCAGTGGAGCTTTTAGATATGGGAGTGTTTTTAAATACTGCCGATGATTTTATTGTTGAATTAGTCGGCAACCCAACTCTTACAGGAGCATCGTGGACTAATGTGGAAGGATTTTGTCAGAGAGATATTGCTGCGACTGCCTTATCAGGTGGCTCTGTGCTTTATTCTTTCTATGTGAGAGGAGGCGCAAGCGCTGATTCTACGGCAGTTCATGAAGCTTTCGACCATGTAGTTAGTAGCGTAATCGGGTGCGACCTTGCGGGCGCGAGTGACATACTCTCTCTAGTTGGAACAGCTTTAACGTCTTCATCAACTATCATGGGCTACATGAATTACAAGGAGATGTACTAAATGTTAGGCACAAAAATCTCTTGGGATTTATTAAGAGACATGACAAATAGCAAAGCTCTGCAATTGCAATATATTGCTGACAGTACAATCTATAAGATCTTTGTAAACGATAGCGGTGTCTCGTTTTATTGTGTTATTTTTATCACTGATC